AATATCTTAAAAGTGAAAAGGCTACAAAGATTTTAGTTGAAGAATTCCTAGAAAGTTCTTCGGTAAAAGAAATCAACTCTATAATTTTAGATCTTGAAGATTACCTTGAAGGAGGAAGTGATGATGTCCATAAACAACTCCGAGAAGGATATGGACATCTTGGAAAACCAGATGCCAGAAAAATAAAAAATTATCTTAAAAGTCTAATTGAAGACGCACAAAAATATAAAGATGAGAAACGACCAAGAAGAAAGAAAAAGACCAATAAATAATGATGAGTTAGATACTCCTAGAATAAATCGGGGAGTTGAACTCATACTTAGAAATCAAAAACGGAGGGAACCATCTAAAACTTTTCAGATAAAGTTTGGAAAAATGGTTTCCTTCTTTAAAAGGGAATTCCATTTTTTCTTAGATTTTCACTTTGACATAAGAAAAAAGGAGGATTAAAATGTTAGCAGTCACGCTTACCCTTTCTACAGTTATCTCTATCATGTTCCTGATGGTTGGAGGAGTGATAGGATATCTTCTCAAAGAATATGTGATTGAAAGAAATTCAACATTTATCCCCACACATCCAGAAATGTTTGATGAGAATGGTCAGATCATTCCAGATCAAGTATATGCTGTAAGATTTGAAAATTCTTTTGATGATTTAATTGAAGATGAAGATGAGGATTGACACCCTTCAATAAATAACCTACACTGATAACAAAATTATTACTACTATGGCTACATCAACTAAACTACCACCTAATCCTTTCGTTCATGAAGTTTTAGAAGTTATTTCAAAACAAAGGACAAAGGCAAAAAAGATTGAACTTCTAAAAGAATATCGTTGTGATTCATTGGTATCACTTTTGATTTGGAACTTTGATGACAGTGTGATTTCAATGCTTCCAGAGGGTGAAGTTCCTTTTGAAAAGAATGAAGTTCCTATCGGTACTGATCATACTTCTCTTCGTAAGGAATGGAAAAATCTTTATCACTTTGTAAAAGGTGGTAACGATAGTCTTTCTAAGACACGTAGAGAAACAATGTTTATTCAAATTCTTGAAGGTCTTCATCCATCTGAAGCAGAGATTTTGATTCTTGTAAAAGATAAAGCAATTGAATCAAAATATAAAATTACAAGGGATATGGTAGAACAGGCATATCCAGATATTCAATGGGGTGGTAGGTCTTGATGGGAATTAAATTTATTCATAAAGATTGTGATCCTGTTTTAGCTGAAGATAAGACTCTTCCCTATACAACATACTTAGTTGAATATCTACAAGATGGTATGACACATTTTGATATTGTCATGAGTAATAAAAAGGTAGATATATTCGATCATTATTGGGATAACTATAGAAGTGATTTTAAAAATATGACTCAAACGCAAGGAAAAATAAATCCAAAACTTTGGGGAAATACAGTATCAGAAAAGAAGAAAAGAAAATGAGTAAGGGTTTTGATGTGGAGTTTGAACTTCCACCCGATGATATTGATAAACTTTTGAAGGTTTATAAGAAGATTAAAAAGTATCAGAAGTCCAGTTTGTTTGCTGTTAAAACAATGGATGGGACTGAGAATGTAGTATCAAAGATGATAAAAGAGGCAGAAGAGCTTGGACCACTTGACTAAATAGTTCTTGAATATTATGATGTATTTGTCGTTCATCTCATTCTCCATTTCCGAATAGAGAATGAGACGCAAGTAGGAAGGCGAAACGGATCGTTTATCTATGGAAACATTTTTACTTACCTGTGTTCAGGTATCGATACTTGCAGGTCGCATTAATGGCCATCCTCAATTATCTCCTCAAGTCAAAAATGATTTGATTTGGGAACTGAAACAAGTATCTAAAGAAGAGTGTACCATAGACGCAAACCTTCCCAAGGAACGGGAAACGGATCACCCTTAGGGGTTAAAGGTTAATTCTCATTTCTTTGGAGGAAATTCCAATGTCTAAAGTCGTTTATCGTGGTGTGTCTTACGACACCGATGTTCGTCGTCAACAACAGGCACAACAACAGCAACAACCTCAACAATATAACGAAGCATATCGTGGAGTTAAATTTGTAAAAGAGGGGAATAAGTGATGCAGAAACTCAATGTTCTTCAAATGATCAAAGATCAGAAGCAAAAAGAGCAAAGAAAGCATCAAGCCGCTTTGTGTCAGATTGGACAATGTAAAACTAAAATCTCAAAGTAAATGAATAACTATGTCTATCATGATGATGACATGGATAAAGACAATAGACCTCCTGCATGTTATCAATTAACATATCGAGGTTGTAAATATTGGTCTTGCTATCTTATTCATTTAAGAGATTGGTTTGAAAAAATTTTAATATTAGAGGGAGATTGACACTCCCTCTTTTTTTGTATATAATTAGTTCTGTCTTGATTAACATATCTAATATTATGGAAAGAGATCAGTTAAAACTTATTGTAAGAAATCTTCGACTTTTAGTTGATGCATTGGAGGCTGAAGTTTATTCTGATGTTGATTCTTATCGAAACAGAATGGAACAAACACTTCCTCCATTAGCAGACTATGATGAAGTATTTGAAGATGATGAATAAAAATTTCAAAGAGGTAATAAACGTTCAATGAATCACGCAAGTTTAATTTCTGTTACACCTGATGCAGAGAAGCACATTGCATATTGTGCTCGTGTAAGTAATCCAAATAATCAGGATAATGAAAACTATACTAAACTGTTGGCATATTGTATCAAACATCGTCATTGGTCAATTTTTGAACAAGCATTTATGACTCTTGAGATTGAAACTACAAGAGGACTAGCAGCACAAGTTTTACGTCATAGGTCTTTTACTTTTCAAGAGTTTTCTCAACGATACGCAAGTACAAATCTTCTGTCATCGAATATTGAACTTCCTGAACTTCGTCGTCAAGATACAAAGAACCGTCAGAATTCAATTGATGATCTTGATTCAGAAATGGTAGAAAAGTTTAATCGTCAAATGGTAACTCTTTTTAGTTCTGCATCAAATCTTTATAATCAGATGTTGGAAGCAGGAGTTGCAAAAGAGTGTGCTCGTTTTGTTCTTCCACTTGCTACTCCTACTAAAATGTATATGAGTGGTTCATTGCGGAGTTGGATTCATTACATTGAATTACGATCTTCCAATGGAACTCAGAAAGAACATATGGACATCGCTCTTTCTTGTAAGGAAATTTTTAAAGAACAATTTCCTGTGATTTCAGAAGCTCTGGAGTGGTAATAAATATCAATATAATATGGAGGAAATGATTTGGCATCGTATCCAGTAATTAACACCAAAACTGGTGAACAGAAAGAAGTTGTAATGAGTGTTCATGATTGGGATCAGTGGAGAAAAGATAATCCAGATTGGCTTAGAGACTACTCAGATCCTTCTACTCTACCTGGATTTGGTGAGGTAGGTGAATGGTCAGATAAGATGATGAAGACTCATCCTGGATGGAATGATGTACTTAAAAAGGCATCTAAAGCACCAGGATCAAAAGTAAAACCTTTCAAGTAATATGGCGACTAAGAAAAAGACGGGGATCGGTATTACCAATCCAGTTCCATTTGGTATGAGTAATCGGACTATGAAAAGAAAAAAACCAATTAATCTTGATTATATCAAGAAAGTTGAACCAATCACAGAGAATCAAGAGTTATTCTTTGAAAAGTATACGTCGGGCCAGAACCTTGTTGCATATGGTTGTGCTGGTACTGGAAAGACCTTTATAACCCTCTACAATGCCCTTCTAGATGTCTTAGATCCCAAGACACCCTACGAGAAGATTTACATCGTCAGGTCTCTTGTACCCACCAGAGAAATTGGTTTTCTTCCTGGTGATCATGAAGATAAATCATCTCTTTACCAGATTCCTTATAAGAATATGGTGAAGTATATGTTTGAGATGCCTGATGATGCTTCATTTGAGATGTTGTATAACAACCTTAAAGCACAGGGAACTATTTCTTTCTGGAGTACCTCATTCATTCGTGGTACTACATTGGATAATGTCATTGTAATTGTCGATGAATTCCAAAACTTAAACTTCCACGAACTTGATTCGATGATCACTCGTATCGGTGAGAACTCGAAGATTATGTTCTGTGGTGATGCAACTCAGTCTGACTTGACTAAACAGAATGAGAGAAATGGTATTGCAGACTTTATGCGTATCTTGACAAATATGCCATCCTTTGATACTATTGAATTTAATGCAGAAGATATCTGTAGAAGTGGTCTTGTGAAAGAGTACATCGTCGCCAAACTTGAACTAGGTATGTAATGTTTAATCATATTGAAATTGATTACCCCACTCTCGATAGGGAGATGGTTGATGGTGTTAGATATTAT